TCTTCAAATTTTTGGCGTTGTGCGTTTGTTAGTTTTTTCTGTTTTGGCTTTTTAGTATTAATTGTGGACAAGCCACGGGCTAAATGCATTGTCATAAAAAAACTCTTGCTACATTGTATTAGATACAGTATAGCAAGAGTTCACCGGGCTGTCAAGATGTTACTTTGCCGTTTTACCAGCGGCGGCATCATATTCTTCTTTTGACACAAAACCGCTTTCTAGTAGCTTTTGCCTATTCGCAAGATGCTGTTCTTGCACATCATCTTTGTTTTGTCCACTATATGCAACTGCATGTCCTTCACGTATCATTATGTTGCCCATGAAATCCCAGCGGTCTGTTTTGGCGTCATATATTTTAAATTTGCCTAATATACGTCCAAATTTGCCTTTTGATTCGTCACCGGGCTTTTCGGTTACTAGTGTTTGACTAGATCCCTTTGGCAGAACCTGTTGTACAAAACGTTTGGCTGCTAGTCCAAATACTTTTTCAACTTTATCCCTTGTTCTAGACTCCGGAGTATCAATGCCGTGGACTCTTACCCGCTCATTTCTAAGCCACATTCCGAATCCTAAATCTATATCAACGTCGACTGTGTCTCCGTCTACTACCTTAACAATTTTACAATTATACTCGTACATAATTTCCCCTCTTTGGAATCTATGCAGTATTTATATGCTAATATAAAAAAAGGACCCGAAGGTCCTTTCTTAACAGTAAAAACAATTACATATTGTTTTTCTTTTCTTGTATTTCTGCTCTTCTAGTTTTAGATAATTTACCTAGTTCACCTAGTGCTTTGCGAGCACGAGTTGCCGCCGCTTTCACACCTTTTTCATCAAAAGTTTCTGCTTCCTTTAGGTAATTATTAAAAGCCTGTACTATTTCTTCGTGTAGCGTCATTTTTATATTCTCCTAGTTAATGATAACATCAGATGAACCCGATGTTATTTCGTTGTCTGGTGTATAGAAGTCGCCTTTTCTTCCTGCACCTTTATCATTTATAAACACATCAGGCGAAAAAACTGTTAAAACACTATCGTCTGGACCACAACCTAAAGCATTATGTTGTGCAACTTCGTCACCTTCTCTAACCACACCGATGTCGTTAGCAAAACAGTCTTCAGAACATTCGTCAGTAGCAGTTGTTACGGGTGATGCGCAATTTGTGCCTGCGCCTGTCAACGAAGCTACTGTATCTGTGCTATCCCCTCTTGCCGCTTCTGGCATTATACTGAAAGTCCTGTTGTACTTTGAATATAATTACTTGCCATTGTTTCTTCTGTTTTTGCAACACAACTAACACCTGTTTTACGGAAGTAAAACTTACTTTCGTGATGAACAGTAAACATAAAGGGTGCAAGCCCCATACCTTCTTGAGTTGCTGTCAAGCTCAGTGGCTTTTCTAGGATAAACATGTCATCTTTATCCTCAACTAGTTTTCCAACTAATTCTTCACCTGATGATAATTTTAAACTTACTACGTCATTTTCTTTGTAGGGTAATTCTATTAACATTATATTGCCTCTTTTAGATAATTTTGTAATTCTTGAAATCCGCCTATTGCCTTTCCATCAACTTTAATTTGAGGGAATGTACGTGCGCCTGGAAACTGCTCTAATACTTCTTCTCTTGTAAAGTCTTGGTCTAACATTTTATATGCGTAGTCCAAACCTTTTGCTTCGCATACACGTTTTGCTTGATCACAATATGGACAAGCAGTTTTACCGTATATCTCAATCATAATTTAAATCCTTTTAGTGAATTAGAATCTACGTCTTGCTTAATACCACCAATGATATAAGATTCTACCTCCGTTTCCTGCGGGGCTACCTGCAAGCCTGAACTGCTTAGCCAATGCTGAGTCCAAGGCAGAGGATTTGTATTTACTGGTGCATCAAAAATAGTATTGTATCCTAAAGCCTTAAGTCTGCGGTTAGCAATGTGTTCTACATATTGATGCAGTAATTTTTCGTTAAGTCCGATAATGCTTCCATCTTTGAACAAGTAATCTGCCCAACGTTTTTCTTCAGCTACACATTCGCGCCACATATCATACACTTCATCTTCACATTCTTTTGCAATCTGTATCATTTCTTTGTCGTCTTTACCATTCATCCAATTCTTTAAAATATGAGTGCTAATGGCTAAATGCTGAGCTTCGTCACGAGCAATTAACGAAATAATTTTAGCACTTCCTTCCATTAACTTTAATTCGCCAAATGCAAAAGTGCAAGCAAAAGAAACGTAAAAACGAAGTCCTTCTAGTATATTTACATTCATCATAGCAAGGAACAGCTTCTTTTTGACTTCTCGCATATCACCTTGCTTGCGATATTGAAAAGCTTCGGCAGCGGAACAAAACGCATCATAGTTTTTTGTTACGCTTTCTGCTCGAGCAATAATGTATTCATCGTCAAGAATAGTATCAAAAACTTCTGTAGGATCTGGGTACACGTTTTTCATAATGTGTGTGTACGAACGCGAGTGAATAGTTTCAAAAAAGTCCCAAGTAACAATGCAGCCTTCTAGTTCTGGTAAAGAGACATAAGGAAGAAATGCTAGGCAGGGTCCGCGTCCTTGAACACTGTCCAGTAGTGTTTGATATTTTAAGTTTGCAGTAAAAATATGCTTCTGTTCAGGACGGAAGTTTGCATAATCGGCACGATCTTTCTGTAGACTTACTTCTTCAGGCCTCCAAAAATAACCTAACATTGTTTGATTCAATTTGTCAAACACGGGAAATTTAAATACATCATAACGCTGTGTATTTTGTGCCGCGCCAAAAAACATGTTTTGTTTAGTGAAGTCTACTTTATCTCGATTAAAAACTGTTCGTGCCATTATATATTCCTTTTTGTTATTATACTTTCACTTTTTAAATAGCGCAAGCATCGCAAGTTTCGTCGTCCTCACTTGCTGGTAAATCTGTTTGTGTTATTTCAACAACTGGTTCATCCACGGCTACATCGTCATCTGACTTATAGTCATAAGTATTTTGATAGTAGCTGGTCTTCCATCCAAGCTTATATGTAGTTAGCAAATCTCTAATCATAACGCTCATAGGAACTTCGTTATTTTCGTACTGTGTTGGATTATAACTCCAGTTGCCCGATATCGCTTGATCAAAAAACTTTTGCATTGCTGCCACTACATTAATATACCCTTCGTTGCTAGGCATATCCCATAACAAGGTGTAGTGATTCTTTAGTGTTTGATATTGTGGAACAATCTGCTTAAGAGGCCCTTTCTTTGACTTCTTAACACTTAGGTATCCACGTGGCGGTTCAATGCCATTAGTTGCATTTGATACAACACTTGAACTTTCGCTTGGCATCTGTGCACTAAGAGTGCTATGTCGCAAACCATATTCTTGTATATCTTTACGTAATGATTCCCAGTCGTAGTTTAGGCTGTGCGGCACTATGTCGTCAAAATCTTTCTTATAGTGATCAATTGGAAGTAGTCCTTGCGAGTATTTTGTATTCGAAAATCCTTCGCATGCGCCTCTTTCTTTCGCAAGCTCGACACTAGCTTTCAGCAAGTAATATTGAAATGCTTCAGACAAATCGTGTACTAATTTCCAAGCATCAGCTGTTTCATATTTGGCATGATTCTTAGCTAGATAATGTGCAAGTCCAATATATCCTATGCCTAATGAGCGTCTTGCTTTAGTACTGCGCTCGGCTGCTACAACTGGATATCGTTGATAGTCAATAATTTCCTCTAGTGCACGAACAGCAAGATCACACAGTTCTTCTAGATCTTCTAAAGATTTAATAATTCCAACATTAATCGCTGAAAGGATACAAAGAGCAATTTCACCTTCACCGTCGATGTGCTCTAACGGATCAGTTGGCAAAGTTATTTCTTGGCAAAGATTACTCATATACACTGTGTCAGTAAAAGAACTATGCGTGTTGGCGTGATCTACATTCATAATGTAAATACGTCCTGTTTCTGCACGTTCCTTAATTAAATCTGAAAACAGTTCCATTGCTGGTATTTTCTTTTTGCGAATACTGGTGGCACGCTCGTATTTTTCGTACAGCTCTTTGAACTTATCAGCGTCATTAAAATATGCTTCGTATAAACCTGGAACATCGTGTGGCGAGAAAAGAGTAATATCTTCGCCAGCAAGTAATCTTTCATACATTGTTTTGTTTAACTGGATTGAATAATCTAGTTTGCGTACACGATTATCTTCAGTGCCTTTATTATTTTTCAACACTAAAATGTCTTCAATCTCTAAATGCCAAAGAGGAAAATGTACAGTTGCACTTCCGCCACGTACACCATTCTGTGTACAACATCTTACAGTGCTTTCAAACTTCTTAAGGAACGGAATTACACCTGTGTGTGCTACTTCTCCGCCTCTGATTTTGGAGTTGACCGCACGGATCCTCCCTGCGTTGATGCCAATGCCGGCACGTTGCGCTGTATAACGGCCAATAGCCATGTCGCTAGCAAAAATGGAGTTAAGAGTATCATCCCTATCAACCAAGACACAGCTAGCAAACTGACGAACAGGGGTACGCACACCAGCCATAACGGGTGTGGGTATGTTGATCTTAAATAGTGAGGTCGCATCATAATATCTCCTTACATAGTGCATCCTGTCCTCTTTAGGATACCTGGCAAACAAAGTTGCCGCTATCATCATGTACATAAATTGTGGAGTTTCGAATAACTGACCTGTGCTTCTATCTTGGCACAGATATTTGTCAACTACTTGACGTAAGCCGGCATAGGTGAAATTCTCATCTCGTTTGTGGTGAATGTAGTTGTCTAATTTTTCAATTTCTTCATCTGTATACAATTCGAGTATTTCAGAATCGTAAACTTTGCGTTCTATGTTGATATCAATCATTTCGCGCAATGTAATAGGTTGATATTGCCCGAATACATCTTTGTTTACACCGTAACCCAAAAGTCTGGCTGCTGCAAATTGGTAATTAGGTGCTTCAAGAGAAATTAGATCGTTTGCGCTTCTAACCAAAACCTCTTGTATTTCTGCTGTGCTCATACCATCGTAAAACTGTAAGTTAGCGTTCATTTCTATTTGACTACTACTAACACCGGCTAAACCTTCGCAGGCTAGTTCTACGACTTTGTGAATTTTATCAATGTTAAGGGATTCTTTGTTGCCATTTCGTTTAACTATGTAAATTCCGTTAGTCATTTTTACTCCAAATTGTTTTGTATATGGTACTTATGTTTATCCAGGCATTTGGTGGATAACTTCGGAATGCAAACCGGGTGGCAACTCATTCCTACTTATGTGTGAGTTATAATAGTAACCTAGCACCCTATCGTCAACGTGTAATAGGTACATTCTGTCACTATTTTCCTGGTCGAGTACAATATGTATCTCAAACTTAGCCTGGGAAAACTTGTCTGTTAATTGTAAAGTATAACACATTCCTAGAATAATGCAATACTCACAGTACTCATTTTCTGCTAAAAGTTGCCAGGGATCTGGCCAAGTATTTCTATCCCAAGGATCGCAATTGATACTTACTGTTGGAGCAGATTGGTATAAATCAATTACAAGTTGAAGTGGGTCTTCTGCTGTTTCTAAAGATTGTCTAAATTCTTGCCATAAGGCCATTCTAGTTTCGTAGGGTTTATGAAACATTAAGATCTATTCTGTAGTTTGAAATGCAGGCTTGCGTCATCACCTATTACGGTATTTTCTACTAGTAGTAGCAGTGTTTCGTTGTCGCTGTCGCCATCTAAATCATCTAGCGACATAGTAAATTTAAGTTTAGTTTCATAAGACGAATCGCCTACGTAATCGTATTCATCTGACATTTGGAAGCTTCCGGTATTCTTATCAAATACAATATTTAAAACACCAGACCTATGGGCATTGTAAGCCGAACTGTTATACCAGTATTCTATTTTAAAACTGCGGGTTGCGTCTGCAGGCATTCTAAAAATGCGAACAGGCGTTGCTTCGTATCCAACACCAGTCTGTATGTAATAGCCTTCATCATGAAAACTAAAACCTTCTATAGTAGGTACAAATGGTGTTGTGCTGAGGTATACTGAATTAGCAGCAAGCTCTTCTGCTCTTTCAAAATAATCATTTTGACTGTCATTATACAGGTCATTAAACACGATAACAGGGTAAGTTGCATTACTAGCAATACCTCCATCGTTTCCGACACCTATGTATTGATTTTTTGAAGAAACATGATACTGACCTTGGTTTATGTAAAGGGCAGTTCTATCTATGTCTTTAAACAAGGAATTTTCGAATGTGTTATGTGACGACGGAAGAGTGCTGTCCTCCCCAGTATCAACATCTAATTTGACTCCAAATCCTAAACGTTCAAAACGACATTCTAAAAACTTGTTATAGTTGTTGTGTGCAAAACCTAAAATTCCGTTCGCATATCCCGTAATTTGTAAGTTTTCAAATAAGTTGTTAGAACAGGTAACTGCGCCACTAAGAGCATCTATTTTCATTGCTGAAAAATCGTTAGTGATTGCATCTCCGCTTTCCCAAGTGCCTGATAGTTTTATGTTCTTAAATAAACTATCACGACAACTAATAATATCGATTGCTCTGTTTTCCGTTGCTGTTGTGATAGTTAGTCCATTA